AGGTAAAAATGCAATCAGAAAGACAAAACGTTAGAAAAGGACTAAGTGGAGGAGTCAAGTTTGGGCCACCGCCTAAAAAAGGACCTAATCCACAAGGAATTAAGATAATGAGGTCTAATAATGGCAAAAAACGACTACGAAAGTCTCCCAGAAAAAAATAAATTAATATTTTTAGCTGGTGTGTTTGATGGTGAAGGAAGTTTTGGCATCTGGTCAAAATGGAAAAAACAAAAATACTTAGCTTGTTCAGTTGAGACTACAGATAAAGATATGGTTAGCAGATTTTATAAATTTTTTGGTGGTTGCATGTATTTATGCAAAAAAAGACAAGCTCATCACAAAAATACGTGGAGATGGCGTATTAATGGTAAAGGGGCTAGAACTAGTTTAGATAAAATGATAAGTTATATGTGTAAAAGAAGACAGGAGAAATATAATTATGTGGTTGAGTGCCTTAAAATTAGCAGTTAGCGCAGGAAGTAAAATTTACGCTAACAAACAGAAGACGAAGATGGCAATGTCAGATGCACAACTTATGCATGCAGAACGTATGGCTAAAGGTGAGGAGGCCTACCAGGGAAAATTGCTAGAAGCACGACAATCAGACTGGAAAGACGAGGCAGTTTTAATAATTCTTAGTTTGCCCGTGGTGGTGCTTGCTTGGGCAGTTATATCAGATGACCCGTCTGCGATGGACAAAGTAAAATTGTTCTTCGAGATGTTTTCGCAACTCCCTTCATGGTTCACAAACCTGTGGATCTTGGTTGTTGCATCGATTTATGGTATAAAGGGTACACAAATATTCCGTAATGGAGGAAAAAAATAATGACTAAACTATGTCCTAGAGGAAAAGCGGCAGCGAAGCGTAAATTTAAAGTTTACCCGTCTGCCTACGCCTAACGCCTACGCAAGTAAAATTTGTGCAGGAAAAATTAAAGATCCATCTGGTGTAAAGAGAAAAGATTTTAGAGGACCTAAACCTGCT